CTCATCGATGAATACGATAACGCCATTATTCATTGCCGGTGTTTCGATACGCCGGAATTCCTTGCGGCGCAAGACAAGCGCGCCGTTTCATTGGATGCCAAACGTGTCCCACGAGAATGAACTACTACGAACGGCATCTTGGCGATTATGCCAAGCAGACGGGACACCTATCCATGCTTGAACATGGCGCCTACAACTTGTTACTCGATCGGTACTACGCTACAGAGAAGCCTATTCCAGTCAGCGATGTGTACAGAGTTGCCCGCGCAAAAACCAAAGCAGAAAAACGCGCTGTCGATTCGGTACTAAATGAGTTTTTCGTACTCAACAATAACGCGTGGTCAAAGAATCGCTGCGAGGAGGTCATAGCGAGTGCGCAAAATAGAATCGCAGCCGCTCGTGAGAATGGAACCAAAGGAGGAAGGCCAAGAAAGAACCCAAATGGAACCCAAGAAAAACCCACTGGGTTATTTGTGGGTTCTGAAAACGAAACCCAACAAAAAGCTCTCCAATCTCCAATCTCCAATCTCCAATCAGAAGATTCCCTTCGGGGCGAATCGCCGTCGGTTGATCAAGCCCTCTACCGCGAAGCCAGGGAGATCTTTGGCTTATCCATCGGCGGTCAGATTTCCAAGGCCATCAAGGCTCACGGCAAACCCTGGGTTCTAGGCGTCATCGAATCTTGCAGGCGCAAAGATCCAGAACAGGCCAGGTCTTACCTCGCGGCAGCGCTGAACGGCGCGAAAAAACCCGATGAATCGCTCAACCGGAGGGCGGTGCCATGAAAACTTGGGCAGAGCTTGGAATTGCGTTCCACGCGACATCGGGCGAAACCGATACGCAGTGCCCGTGGTGCTCGCATCAGCGCAAGAAAAAACAGGCCAAATGCCTATCGGTCAACGTCGACAAGGGCACGTATTTTTGCCATCACTGCGGCGTGAGTGGGGGGCTACGCGAAGGGCACAAAGGGGCGAGCGATGACCTGCATTGGCGCAAGCCCGTGTATCGCAAGCCTGAGCCGATTGTGCCTGCAGAAATGCTCGATGTGGCGCTCGTGCAGTGGTTCGCGGCACGCAGCATTCCGGCTGCTGTATTGCGTCGAAACAAGCTCAGTTTGCAGCCGATTTACATGCCGCAAGTGGAGGAGCGCGTAAAGGCAATTTGCTTCCCATACCACCGCAACGGCGAGCTGGTGAATGCGAAATATCGGGATCGCGAAAAGAACTTTCGCATGGAGTCTGGCGCCGAGCGAATTCTGTATGGCTACGATGATATCGATCCAGCCAAATGCGTGATTGTCGAGGGCGAAATAGACAAGCTCTCGGTCGAAGCTGCGGGGTTTGTTTCGTGCGTATCAGTGCCTGATGGCGCGCCTGCACTCAATGCAAAAAACTATGCAAGCAAGTTCACTTACCTCGATGACGAGAGGGTCGAGCAAGTTCGCGAATGGATTATCGCGGTCGATAACGATGCGCCCGGAACACGGCTCGAGGAAGAGCTTGTCCGCCGCTTCGGTGTGGAACGCTGCAAGCGTGTGAAGTGGCCGGAGGGTTGCAAGGACGCGAACGAAGTGTTGACCAAGCACGGAGTCGATAAGCTTCGTGATTGCATCAATGGCGCAGAAGAATTTCCGATTGCTGGTGTGATCTATGCGAGCCAGCTGCGCAAAGAAATTGCGCTGCTGTACGAGCAGGGCGAGTCGCGCGGAGTATCGACTGGATGGAGAGAATTCGATCAGTACTACACCGTTCAGGCGGGCGAAGTGACAGTTGTGACAGGTACGCCTGGCTCTGGAAAATCCAACTGGCTAGATGCGTTGCTTGTCAATTTAGCGCGAGATCATCAATGGATCGTGCCGATTTTCTCGCCAGAGAATCAGCCCGCGAGAAAGCACTATTCGCGGCTAATGGAGAAATTTATCCGTGAACCATTCCGTCATGGACCTACTCGGCGCATGTCTCCTGAACGCAGAGAAGAGGCGGTGGAGTGGGTGGATTTTTATTTCCCGATGATTCTCCCGGACGATGAAAGCGACTGGACGTTAGACAACATTCTCAACATCGCCAAGGCGCTTGTGCGACGTCACGGCATCAAAGGGATGGTGATTGATCCTTGGAACGAGCTCGAACATACGCGACCCCCGCATCTGAGCGAGAGCGAATACATTGCGAAATGCTTGAAGCAAATTCGGCAGTTCGCGCGTCGCATGGGCCTGCATATCTGGATTGTGGCGCACCCAGCAAAGCTATATCGAACCAAGGATGGCAAGTATCCGATGCCCACGCTGTATGACATCAGCGGCAGTGCCAATTGGTTTAACAAACCAGATAACGGAATCGTTCTCTATCGCGACAAGAACAACAAGGACGCACCCGTAGAGGTCCATGTGCAAAAAGTTCGCTTGCGCGAGACGGGCTCAATCGGTGTTCAGAATTTCAGATACAGCAAGGCGCTCGGTGACTACGAAGAGATGGTGGGCCCCAAGCCGGAGCAGTTGGAGGAGCCGCTGTGACAGGCGTCGACATCGATCGCATTCACCATAAGCGCATCAAGAAAATCCTATCGCCGTCTGAGCATCACATTCAGTCGGCGTATTTTTCATGGGTCCGTCTGCGCTATCCCGGCTGCAAGCTGATTTATGCCGTGCCGAACTCATCGAAGCTCACCGATGCGGGCCGCGTGTACAAGTGGCAGGAAGGACTTACCGCTGGCATTCCAGACGTCAACATCGATATCTCTTGCGGTGGCTATCACGGCGCACGAATTGAATTCAAACGCCATGACGGCCGCGTCACTGACGAACAACTCGAGGCACAACGACAGCTCAAAGATGCAGGCTATTGGGTGATCGAATGTCGCTCGACGGAAGAAGCCATCGATGCGACTACGAGTTATTTGAGGTCATGGCAATGGGGGCAGTGAGATTGGGTTCCTACGTTGCATGCATGACCTGCGGCCTGAAGCACTACAAACAGCGTTGGGTTCTGCTGCGCACGAAGTTTCATTTCTGCTCGCCGGTCTGCCGTGGCACGGCGCAAAGGGGAAAAGCACGTGGCCGCTACGCTTGAGCGCTTGGATTGTGGCGAACAGATCCGCCGATACGCCCCCGAGCCTGCGCTCGATATCCCCGTGCCGCCGCGCTCAGCCGAATATTACGCACGCGAGGTAGAGCTCATCCTCGAAGCGCGTGATCATTACGCACCACAGGACGAACGCGACTGGATCGACGAGCACCCTAGGCTAGCCCTGGGGATTGCGTGCGCGGGCTTTCTGCTGGCTCTGTGGTGTGGCTGTAGGGAAAGCAAATGAGCGCTAACCCTATTGTCCAGGAGCGTACTCGCGAGGAGAAGCGCCTAGATCATATTGTCCACCGCAGGCGCATCAAAAAGCGCCTCTACGATCTTCAGGATGGCCGATGTCTATTCTGCGGCGAATCGATGCTGTTGCTGCCCCACGGGCACGATGGCCCGCTCAATGCGACCTTCCTGGGCGGGCGGACGGCGCGAAAGTTGGTGCATCAGAAGTGTCAGCCAAATGCTAATGCGAATACATCTGCCACCACTTCCAACCAGATTGCACCGCCATCAGTAACGGGATGAGCGCCCACCAGTGAAAGAACCACGCTACCAATATTGTCGTGATTACATTCAGAACCATTGCTTTGAAGTGCCCAAGTCTTTCTTGTTCTCGGTCCATGGGAGAGCTCCGTGTTAATCCAAGTCGATCTTATCCGTGGCCGAACGCTCCGGCTACTGCAGCAGCTGAGTATCTACATCAGTTGTCTACCAAAGCGAGAGCAAGAGGCATTAGAACGCCTGTCAGGACCGGAAGGACAGCGTACCTTCGCTCGCATCACGGACTTCGTGCTTAGTGAGCTAGGTCACCAGGTCGAGGAACAAGAGCGCGAGGAATTTAGACGCTCATATCGCAAGGCACAGAACTACGCGCCTGACCTTGAGCCGAAGCGGAAACAAAAATAGTAAGGGTTTGTATTATGGCAGCACCTAAAGGGCATCCGCGTTACGGTGGCAGAAAGAAAGGCACCGGTAACAAAGCGACCAAAGAACGCGAACGCATGATTGCGAACAGCGGCCTTACCCCACTGGAGTACTTGCTGTCTGTGATGCGCACATCAGGAGATGAAGGCGCGCGTATCGATGCTGCGAAGGCAGCGGCGCCATACGTGCATCCGAAGCTAGCGAACGTGGAGCTGAGCGGTAACAAGGATCAACCATTGCAGATTGAGATTGTGCGGTATGCGGATACGCCTGCCAAATAACTGGAATCCGCGTCCGTATCAGATGCCGCTCTGGAATGCGCTAGAGGGCGGCTGTCGACGCGCTGTTGCTGTTTGGCATCGTAGAAGCGGCAAGGATGATGTGGCGCTTCATTGGACGGCTACGCAAGCCATGCAACGTCCTGCGACCTATTGGCATCTCTTGCCGCAATCAAATCAGGCGCGTAAAGCGGTATGGGATGCAGTCGATCCGCACACAGGCATCAGACGTATTGATTGGGCGTTTCCGAAGGAACTGCGCGACACCACGCGTGAGCAAGACATGCTCATTCGCTTTAAGAACGGTTCGACTTGGCAGGTTGTGGGCTCTGACAACTACAACGCACTTGTTGGCTCTCCGCCGTATGGAGTGGTGTATTCCGAGTACATGCTGAGTGACCCAAACGCCTGGAGCTTCATTCGTCCGATCATGCGTGAGAACGGCGGTTGGGCTTTGTTCAATGGAACGCCCCGCGGACGAAATCATCTCTATGGCATCTACGAGCTTGGCAAGGCAGAACCAGGGTGGTTCTCGGAGCTGCTGACGGTCAAAGATACGAACGCTATGACCGATCAGGAGATCGAGAAAGAACGCCGTGAGATTGCGCGTGAACGTGGCGATGATGAGGCGGACAACATCATCAAGCAGGAATACTTCTGCAATTGGGATGCAGCGATTCCTGGTAGCTATTACGGCAAGCTGATTGCTGATCTGGAGGCACGCGGGCGCATCACTGAGGTGAATTACGATCCGCGCCAGCCCGTGATTACCGCATGGGACTTGGGCGTTGGTGACTCGACAGCGATCTGGTTTATCCAGCAGGATCGGTTTGGGCTCAAGGTGATCGATTTCTACGAGACGTCAGGCGTCGGAGCAGATCATTACGCCAAGGTGCTCAAGTCAAAGCCGTACATTTACGATTACCACATACTGCCGCACGATGCTGACGACAGAGAATGGGGCAACAATGCTACTAGTCGCGTGGATGTCCTCAAGAGCTTAGGAATTCGCCCGTTACGCATTCTGAAGCGGGCGTCTGTTGACGATGGCATCAATTCGGTACGCGTTATCTTGCCAGTGTGTTGGTTTGATGCAGTTGCTTGTGATCGCGGTCTTAACGCTCTCAGGCAGTACCAGAAGCGCTTTGATGAAAAGCTCAAGGCATTCTCACAGGCACCGCTGCACGACTGGACTAGTCACGCTGCTGACGCCTTTCGCTACCTAGCCCAAGGATTGCGAACCTATCGTGATGAGCGCCGGCAAAGTCCAGCTTACTCGGTGATGTGATGGATGAGAAACAAGGCCGCCTTGATCCGCTCTCGGATGAAGAGATCCGCCGTATCAAGGAGCGCGACCCTGTCAAAGAGCCGTTATCGCCTAGGGAATGGGAGCGCTTGAGGCAACAGCGGCAGCGTCCCGAGTACAGCGATATGTAGTGTTGATATTTGCAAAACGCTTGTGTCGCAATCGCGGCATGAGTGGCGCAGTCAATCTCTTCAAGAAGATTACGGGTAACAAAGCGTTCCGCGCTGTTACCGATCCAGCTGCATTTGCGCTGAATAGCGCAGCGCCCACCAACTCGCTAGTGAAGTTCCTGACGCCTGGACAAACCACAGGTCGGCGCTTAGGTGAAGGTGACGAACTCAACACGAGTTCGGTAGGCGATCCAGCCAACTTCTTCACGCAATCGAAGCTTGAGAAGGATCGCATTGCGGCTCAAAACGCAGCAGCTCTAGCAGCAGCGCCCAAGGCGCCGAATCAAGATACCGCCGCCAATTCAGCGCAGCAACAGTCTGACTATCTTCGCCGCCGCCGCGGTGTACTCGCCAACATCTTTGGTGGCAATCAGCCGAACTCTGCTCCGGTCACCACTTCAAGCAAGTCGCTGCTGGGCTCATGACGCCAATGCAGCGCGCCGAAGCGCTCCATAAGCATGCAACGAATAGCGGCGAGCCGTTAGAGCACTTTGTGCTGGAGCTGAGTGATATCGAAGCGTTCCAGATGCTCGACTGGCTTGCGACTGCAGGAAACGTGAATAGAGAGCTGTTACAGCTTGATCTTGCAGCTGCGAAGGCCGCAGGCAACCCATGGCCGGTGATGAACTGCTTTCTGGTGATGGGAATGCAGGTTGTGCGTCGTTTGGAGTCATTGCATTGAGCGACGATGCCAACACGATCATCAAGCACTACGACTATCTGTGGTCGCAGCAGGCCAATTTCCGCCAGCTCTGGAATACGACTGCGCAATATGTGATGCCTGCGTGGGATAACTTCGTAGGCGAGTTTGCCGAGGGCGTGAACCGCAATACGCGGCTCTTTGATTCGACTGCGGTTACGGCTAACGAGCGCTTTGCTGCGGCGATGGAACAGATGCTTACGCCGCGCACGCAGGTATGGCACAAGCTACAACCGTGGTTTGATGAGTTGGAAGACGATGAGGAATCGGCGCAGTACCTAGACAACCTGGTGAAGATCCTATTCGGCGCTCGCTATCGACCGATGGCGAACTTCGCAAGCCAAGTGGACGAGTGCTACATGTCCCTGGGTGCCTTCGGTAACAACGCGCTATTCACGGATGAGATCGTCGGCAAGGGACTGCGTTACCGCTCCATCCCCTTGAATGAAATCGTGTGGTCACTCGATCACTCAGGGATGGTCGATACCGTTTTCCGCAAGTTCCGATACACCGCCAAACAGGCTATGCAGCAGTTTGGTGAGGCTGCTGGCGAATCGGTCCGTAAGCAGTACGAGCTCAATCCGTTCGTCGATATGGATTTCCTGCACTGCGTGAAGCCGAATGAGGATGTGAAGACGGACCGTATTGGCTATCAATCGATGAAGTACGAGAGCTGGTACATCGCGCTCAAAGACAAGGCAGTCATTCAGCGCTCAGGATTCAGAACGTTCCCGTACTCGATTGGTCGCTATCGTATGGCGCCGCGTGAGCATTACGGACGTTCGCCTGCAATTGCCGCATTGCCTGCGATCCGCACGCTGAACGAGATGAAAAAGACGATGCTGCGCGCGGGTCAGAAGATGGTCGACCCACCGATATTGCTCGAGGAAGAAGGCGTATTGACGCCGTTCAATCAGCGTCCCGGTGCAGTGAACTACGGCATGGTGAGCTCAGACGGCAAGCCCTTGGCGCAGCCATTTCAGATCAAAGCTGATCTGCAGTGGGGCGAGCAGATGATGCAGCTCGAAGCCACCACGATCAACGATTCGTTCCTCACCAGTCTGTTCCAGATATTGGTGCAGAACCCGCAGATGACGGCGACCGAAGCATTGATTCGCGCCCAAGAGAAAGGCGCAATGATTGCCCCTGCAATGGGACGACAACAGAGTGAGTTCCTTGGACCGCTCATTACGCGCGAGCTCGACATCTTGCAGACGGCGGGGCAGTTACCGCCGCTGCCAGAATCGATGATCGAAGCTGCGATAGCTCGCGGCATCGAGCGTCCAACCATCAAAGACGTGATCAAGATCGAATACACCTCACCGCTCACGCGCGCCATGCGCGCTGAGGAAGGCACGGCGATCATGAACACGGTCCAGAATCTGGCGGTCATGGCCAATCTCGACAAGTCCGTTTTAAACCTCATCGATATGACAGACGCGGCGCGCGAGATGGCCATGATCACCGGATGTCCCGCAAAGTTACTGCGTACCGATGAGCAGATCGACGAGCTCATGCAACAGCAGGCACAGCAGGCTCAAGACCAAGCGATGGTTGCCGGTGCGCCCGCGGTCTCTGCATCAGCGCTCAATCTCGCGAAAGCCGCTCAGGCAAGCGCACAAGCTGGCCAATTGAATGCAGGAGGCCCAAGTGCAGCCGCCGGTTGATTACAACGCCGACTTTGTTTCGAAGCTGAACAAGCGCAAGGAATCTAAAGACGACGATTCGCGCATGGATGAGGCGCAGATACGCGGAATTATTCAGGGCGTTACTGCTGTGTGGGAAGCGCGTCTAGATGAGTGCATCAAGCGGCTAAAGGAAGAAGACAAGGCGGATGACGACGCGCGTGAGGCAGAGATCTTGCGCAAGGTCGAAGAGATGCTGAACGAGCGAATGCTGGCCGACTCGCAAGAGGATCGAAAAGCGCTCACCGCGATGATGTTACAGATGGTCAAGCCGCGCAAACGTAGTGGTGTTGTCGACCTTCCAAATGGCAAGGTCAAGATGACGATTACCGAGGAATGACAGTGATTACAGTTGACTTAGGCGATGGCGTGATTCGCGAAGCTGATGAAAGCACGCTCGAAAAGCGTACTGGCGTCGTTGATAACGATCATGAGCATACCGAGTGGGTAGAGTATTACAGCGGCTCGCTGTTAGTGCACCGCTCAGTTCATGTCCATTTGAAACACGGGCTCGGCGTTGAGGCGAAGACTGGAGTAATCGGGTAATGGCAAACACACAAGCAATTTGCACGAGCTTTAAAGCCGAAGTAATGCTCGGTAATCATCAGCTCGGTTCAGTCACGCTCACCTCGCGCACGAGCTTAACGTCACCTACTACCGACACGGTAAAGGCGGCGCTATATCTGGCCTCAGCTACCACGAACGGCAGCAATACTGCCTATACAGCCACGGGCGAGGTTTCTGGAACTGGCTATAGCGCAGGTGGCGTGACCGTCACCAATGCGACAGCACCAACGACAAACAGCACGAGCGGTGTGTGGACGCCTAGCGCGAGCATTGTCTATACAACCGTCACGCTCTCAACCGCGTTTGATGCGGTGATGTTGTACAACTCAACGCAGAGCAATAAAGCGATCGGTGTCTATACCTTCGGCTCGCAGACAGTCACAGCCGGAAACTTCACCTTGACGATGCCGGCGAATACCGCAGGCAACGCGCTTATCCAGCTCGCCTGAGACAGCTATGTCATATCCTCAACTCATCGCAACGATCCCTGTCGCTGGCACGAACTACACCACGTTCACCACCGCCAAGTCGATGCTTACGAGCGCGACGGCAACAGAAGCATCGAGCGGCTTCATTCCACTGCCGGGGAACTTCTTTCAACGTGGCGGCGGTCTGCGCATCACACTCGCTGGCGGCATGTCCGGCGTATCGGGCAATACGATCACGTTTCAGATCATGGTAGGCGCGGTGATCGCTTTCACTACGGGCGCGCTCAAGGTAACAACAACGACCAATGTCACGCTGCCTCTGATTAGCCAATTCATGCTCACTTGCCGCTCACAGGGCAATGGCACGCTAGCAACGCTCATGGGTACGTCATGGCATGCAGGACCCGGCATTGTGGCTCCAGGTGCAACACCCGGCGCGAACTACACGGCAGGTTCTTATATTGCGGTCGGTCCTGAAACGGCGCCAGCGGTTGGAACGGGCTTTGACTCGACAGTAGCTAACTCGCTCGACCTGTTTGTAGCAATGGGCACATCAGCAGCCGGCAATGCTTACCAGCTGCAACAGTATTGGGTCGAAGCGCTTGGTTACGGCGGCGTGTGATATGAATGGCCGTCCAACTTATTATTTACAGCAAGGCAACGGGGCGTGTTCGCCGCGTCATTGATCCTAATGCCGCTGTCGCCAATGCTATTCAGTTCATTGCGCAAGGAAAAGCTGGCCCCAACGAAGGCACGCTGCTTTATACCAAACAGGTAACTAACGATCTGAATGCATGGCAGGCGGCTGTCACTGCAGCTACCAGCAAAGTTCCTGCCAGTGATCGCTACTGCATCATCGATGCAAATAACAATATCGTAGGCGCAATTCTTGCTGATCCGCTTTGCGGCGATGCTGTGCCGAACTGTACGTTAGTGCAGCACGACATCGCAGACCAGACATGGGTATTTACTCCGCCTAGTACATTCGTGCCGCCGGCAACATTGCCCAAGCCGGTCCCGTAATGTCCACGACGATATACATCCTGTCGGGGACAACATTTACAGCACCCGGGGATTGGCCAGGGACTGCCGATGTCGTCGAGGTTATTGGTGGTGGCGGTGGCGGTTCTGGCACAACCGCTGGCTCAAGTGATGCATCGGGCGGCGGTGGTGGCGCCTACAGTAAAGCGCTCACCGTTAGCGCTTCAAATGGCGCAACGCTTGCTGTTGGTGCGGCAGGTACTGCAACAAGCGGCGCATCAGGCGGCGCGGGTGGCGATACCTGGTTCAACGGAGCCAATCTAGCTGCATCGAGTTGCGGAGCTAAGGGCGGTGCTGCTGGCATTCTAGACAGCCTCACGGGCGGTGCAGGCGGATTAAAGACTAGCGGTGTTGGATCGACTAAAAACTCGGGCGGCGCCGGTGGTGGAACAGCTGATTCTCTGAATGGTGGCGCCGGCGGTGGCGGTGCTGCCGGCCCCAATGGTGACGGCAATGCTGGCGTCACTGGAGGCAACAGCAACAACGGCGCTAACGGCGGCTCCGGCGATGCCGGTTCAGGCGGGGCGGGTGGAACGGGTGGCAGTGGCGTAGGTGGCACGGGCGGGAACGGTACCGAGTGGGATGCCACGCACGGCTCTGGTGGTGGCGGCGCGGGCGGCGGCGGAACAGCTAACGGCGGCCCGGGCGGAAATTACGGCGGCGGCGGCGGCGGCGGTACGTTCACTGGTGGTAATACAGCCGGTGGCGCAGGTACGCAAGGCATTATTGTTATCACCTATACTGCGGGTGGTGCAGCTGCCACTACCCCGTCTTTCTTTCGCAAGCTCGGCCCAGGACAGAAGCCGGGCGGCAATCCGCCGCTGCAGTCGTTTAAGCCTGGCGTTCCTGTCGCAACCAATGTCACGGTTGCATTAACAGGCCAAGCAGCAACGTTTGCAGCCGGAACACTCACTCCATCGTTGAGCGTTCCGTTGACCGGGCAAGCCGCGACATTTGCGTCCGGCACAATAACGCCAAGTACATCAGTTGCGCTAACTGGTCAGGCAGCTACCTTTGCCGCTGGCACGCTAGCGCCATCAACATCGATTGCCCTCACGGGGCAAGCAGCAACCTTCGCTGCAGGGACGCTCAGTCCATCACTGTTAATTGCACTGACAGGCCAAGCTGCCACGTTCGCCGCAGGCACGGTAACGCCTAACACCGACGTTGCTCTGCTCGGTCAGGTAGCGACATTCACAGCCGGCACGATGACGACCGGCAACGATGTGACTGTTGGCCTTATAGGGCAGGCTGCAACGTTCACAGCTGGAACCCTAGCGCCTGCAACGTCAGTCGCGCTCAGCGGTGCAGCGGCTACCTTTGCGCCCGGTACACTGATTGCAACGCCAACCGTAGCACTTGCGGGTCAAAGCGTAGCAATTGCTACGGGCACACTCACACCGAATCTCGCCTTAGCGCTCAGCGGGATGCAGGCGACCTTTACGCCCGGAACGCTCGCGCCACAGGTTGCCGGAGATATCACCATTGCGCTCACTGGTGCTGCGGCCACGTTCACAGCAGGGTCAATGACTGCGAGCGGTGGCGACATCATCGCTGTGCAGGTATCGACTGGCAGCGTCCCCGGCTTTGTCCCTGGCACAAAACTTAAGAAAAAGAAAAAAGACGTCGGCCCCGTCATGCGCGAGGGTCAAGTATTTGGTGAAGAATATCCAATCTCGCCATTTACAACATCGGCTCCGCCAAAGGTCACCGTGACGCTTGAACCATCAGTGAGCGCGCAGACAACTCAGGAGGCTGAAAGTTGGCAGGCAGCTGTGATACAACTCATGAAGAACCTGCTATGACAGATGAACGCGAGCAAACCCTTAAGCGTCTGCGCGAAATGCGCGATGCCTACCTGCATGTCTTTGGACTGCCGGGTAAGCGCACGTTCGAGCAAGAGCTAGTCATCAAAGATCTAGAGAAGCTCACCAAACACGGCGACACCGCCATTGTGAAAGATTCCACGGGCCGATTTGATGGCGGGCTCACCGCTTATAAGAACGGTCTTCAAGACGTGATGAAGCGTATCCACCTACGTATCAACTGGAGTGAACATGGCGACGGCAGCCGAGATTCTTTCACCTCAATCGACAGCAGCGGCACCTCTTCAGACGGGGGCGACGCCTCAACAGACTGAATCAACACCCGCGGCCAATGGCGCATGGTATGACTCGGTACAAGATGCTGAGCTCAAGGGCTGGCTGAGCAATAAAAAATATGAGTCTCCAGAGATGGCGGCCAAAGCTGCTTGGAGTCTTGAGCGCTTAATCGGCCATGAAAAAGCCGGTCGCACGGTTGTGCTTCCAAAGGACGACGCCGATATCGAAGGCCGCAAGGCATTTCTGAGCAAGCTCGGCGTGCCTGAAACACCGGAAGGCTACAAGCTCCCGTTGCCGGAAGGTCAGACAGATGATGGGTTTGCAAAGACTGCGGCGAAATGGTTTCACGAAGCAGGTGTACCGCCGAAGAGTGCAGAACTGATTTCTAGCAAGTGGAATGAGTTCATCGGCACCGAGATCAAAGCACAAGAGCAGCTAGAGAAGCAGCAGTCAGAAGCCGCCCTGCAATCACTGCAGAGCGAATGGGGCCATCAGTTCGACGAACGAGCAGAGCTAGGTCGCCGCGGTCTACGTGAGATCGGTACGCAGGCTGGTTTAGGCGATGAGGATCTCAAGAAGCTCGAGTCTGCAATCGGCACCGACAAGATGCTCAAGATGTTCTGGAAGCTGGGCGAGACCACGAAAGAAGGTGGCTTCGCCGGTGGCAACAATCCTGGCCAATTCGGCACAACCAAGGCTCAAGCGCAAGAGCAGATCAACGAAATAACCGCAAAACGCATGTCTGGCGAGATCACCGATTATCAGTGGCAGAAGGAATACGACGGCCCGGAAGGCAAGATGACGAAGCTCACGAAGATCGTTACTTCATGATGTTGCAATTTGCAAAAATACTGATCTAGATTTCATTTCGCGGACACGGCCACGGCCCCCGCTGACTACTCCAAAGGAGTCTGATAGTACGGCTGAACCGTACAGAAGCGCCCCCTAACGGACACGGCCTTCGAAAAGTTCGAAACACTTTTTCGAGGGTTATTTCGTGTCCGTCAATATCACCACGTTCTACGTACAACAGTACGCGAAGATCCTGAACCAATTGGTTCAACAGGAAGGCTCGCGCCTTCGTAGCTGCGTAACTGAGCAGCAATACGTAGGTAAGGCCGGTTCGCCGGTTGAACAAGTGGGCGCTGTCACCATGCAGCCGGTCAACTCGCGATACGCGCCGATGGGCCGCGTGGATGCAACGACTGATCGCCGGTGGGTATATCCATCTGATTTCGATCTGCCGCAGTTGTTCGACAATTTCGACAAGCTGCGCTTGTTGATCGATCCGAAATCCAAATTTGTGAAGAACGCAGTTGATGCGGCGGGCCGTCAAATTGACGATCTGATCATCACTGCGCTCGGTGGCACAGCGAAGACCGGCGAGACGGGCTCAACTTCAACTTCTTTCCTCTCCGGCAATATCGTCAGCGTGAATCAAGGTGCGGCGGCAGCGACCGGTCTCACGGTTGCAAAGATTCGCGAAGCCAAACGTCTGTTGCTGACCAACGAAGCCATCACGATGGATTCGCCTGACATCTATTGCGTGGCAGGTGCAAAGCAGCTCGACAACTTACTCGCAGAAGCGCAGGTCGTGTCGACCGACTTCAACACCACCGAATCAGGCAAGCCCGTACTTCGTGACGGCGTGATCACGCGTTTCCTGGGCGTTAACTTCATCCATTCGGAGCGCTTAGGCACTGGCACGGATGATCAGTCTGGCACATCGACGCCTTGCTACATGTGGCAGAAGCAGGGCATGCACCTGGGTATCTGGAACGATATCTCGACCAACATTAGCCAACGTCATGACTTACAGAGCGAGCCATGGCAGGCGTATGTGTACATGACTGCAGGTGCCACGCGGCTTGAAGAGAAGCGCGTCACCAAGATTTGGGCTCGGTAATTCCCGGAGTAATCGAACATGGCAATTGATCTGACGCTCAAATCCACTTACATCACGGATCGCGAGGCGACGCCGAAAGTTCTGCACAATCCAGGGCAAGGCGGCATCGGCACGGCGCAGACTGCGTACGGCTATATCGCATCTGTCACGGCATCGCTTTCGGCAACCTCTGTCATTCGCTTGGTCGATGTGCCGAGCAATGCGGTGGTGTCATCGGTCAAGGTCACGAGCGGTGCGCAAACGGCCGGCAAGTTCAACATCGGCGTGTACCGCACCAACACCGATGGCGGCCTAGTCGCCGCCGCGAGTGCTGATAGCTTCTTCACCACGGATCTTGATTGTGCCGCAGCGGTGATCGATCAGGAATGCGTAATGAAAGCAACCAGCGGCAACACGCTGGTGAAGCGCGCTCAGCCGCTTTGGCAGGCTATCGGCATGGCCACTGACCCAGGTGGGCGCCTCGACATCTGCGCGACGGTACACACCACGGACGTGACAACTGGCACGGGCGCACTCGGCGTGCTCGTAACGTACACGGTGTAACGTGGCCACCCGTCGCTACAAGATTAGTCCCGGCGAGACTGAGTTCGCGGTTGTCGAGGAAGTTGGCGCAGCCACTAACTCAGATACCTGCGAATTCACGGTCGATCTGGCAACCTCGATTGTGACCGATCCATCTGGCTCAACGCGCACGATCAGCAAGAATGAAGTGCTGATTGCGTTGAGTCAGATTGAGAACTGGATCATCTCGCACAACTGGCCGCCTGCGTAATGGCTGGTTACGCGAAGATCGAGTCTTGCGCGCCTACGATTCTAGGCGTGAATACGGCTGTAAATTTTGGGGCTGGCGTGCCTGGTGTTGCCGGCGTCGCGAATGACACCATCATCACGCGGGTTGTCATCCTCAAGAATGCTGGTCCTGCCACGCTAACGTTCAATAGTGGCTTTCAGACGCATGCTGCCGCGCAGGACACCACTCACTATGTGCTAACCGGCAGCACGACGGCCGATACTATCTATCAACTGAACTGGCGCAACAGTGCTGGCGCACTTCAGATGACGGCATCGGTGGCCAATATGGTCATCGTCGAAACGATGGCCGCGTGATGAATGGCCTCTCAAGCTGAGATCGCGAATCTCGCGCTGTCGTTCCTGGGTGCCGGAACGATCGTCAATCTCACTGACAACAACACAAGGGCGCAAGTACTCAATGCCGAGTACGCGTCCATTCGTGACGCAGAGCTCAGAAAACATACGTGGCGCTTTTCCGTCAAGCGCGCATCGCTCCCAGCCCTGGTCGAAACGCCAGTGTCTGGCCCATACGGGACGATGTTTGAGCTACCTGTCGATTGCATCAAAGTGCTGATGGTTGGCGATGGCTGGCCGGGCGTCGACATATCTGATTACCGCACCGCGCCCACCACGGACGATTATTCGGTTGAGGGGGACAAGATTCTCACCAATCTGCCGGCGCCGCTTGCGATGAAGTATGTATACCGTGTCGTTGACACCGGTCTGTATGACGCGAGCTTCACGATCGCATTCGCTGCGATGCTTGCCTGGAAGTGCTGCGAGCGCATCACACAGAGCACTGAGAAGCGTCAGCTAGCGCAACGTGAATATGATGATGCCATCAGTGCTGCGGTACGCGCGAACGCCATAGAGAAGGTGCCGGAATATCCGGCTGACGATTCCTGGATCTTGGCCAGGATGCAATGACGTGGCGAAGGCAAGCCCAGCACTCACCAGTTTTGCCGCGGGCGAACTCGCGCCACAGATGGAAGGTCGCATCGACGTCGACAAGTACGGCGTCGGTTGCCACACCCTAGAGAACTTTCATTGCCTAGTTCAAGGACCCGCGCAGCGGCGTGCCGGGACGCGGTTCGTGGCCGAGGTGAAGTCATCCGCTAATAGGACTTGGCTAAGGCGCTTTGAGTTCTCAAACACTCAGGCGTTTCAAATCGAATTCGGCGATCGGTACTGCCGTTTCTATACCAATCACGGTCAAGTGCTATCAGGCGGCATACCGTATGAGATTGTCTCGCCCTATGCAGTTGCAGACTTAACGAATAGCGAAGGCGCCTTTGCGCTGCAGTTCGAGCAGTCAGGTGATGTGCTTTACATCGCTGGCGGTGGCGCAGGCTCGGGCTATCCACCCTACACGCTCACGAGATTCTCCGACACCAATTGGGTATTTGCGCAGTTCGCGCCTACTGATGGCCCATTTCTTGAAATGAATGCGGCGACCGGTGTTGGTAATACGGGTATCGCGATGTACGCCTCTGGAACGAGCGGCAGCGTCACGATCAAAGCCGTTGGCGGCAATGTGTTCAGCTCCACTGACGTTGGTCGACTGATTCGGTTGCAGGTACAGACCTACAACGTGCAACCGTGGCAATCGGGTGTCGCGGTCGCTGCTGGTGATCTACGTCGATTCAACGGCAACACCTATAAGGCACTCAACGCTGCAAATACTGGCACTGCGCCGCCTACGAATATCTCTGGCACGCAATGGGATGGCGCAGGCAATGTTCTGTGGCAGTACCAGGACTCAGGCTACGGGATAGCAAAGATCACTGCGTACACGAGCGCAACGCAAGTCACGGCAACGGTCTTGAGCACACTGCCTGCGGCGGTGGTTGGAACGGTTGCCACGATCACAGGTATCACACAAGCCAATCCCGCTGTCGTGACTGCGGTGAATGCGTTTGCGGTTGGCGATCCCGTCTTTATCGATGGTGTCGTTGGCATGACGCAGGTGAACGACAAGGCATACACGTTGAGTGCCGTCACCGGCGCAAACTTCACCTTAAGTGGTATCGATAGCACGGCGTTTACCGCTTACTCTAGCGGCGGTACGGCGATCAAGAACGCGACGGTCTATTGGCAGCTAGGCGCATGGGCGACGCCGGTCACCGGCAGTGCGTATGCAGGCTACTGGCCGCGAAGTGTGTGCTTCTTTAGCGATCGTCTTTTCTGGGCAGGTGGACTGCGCTGGACCGGATCAGTGCCTGCGTCCTACTCAAGCTACGCGGGAGATTTTCAGGGACAAGTCACGACGGACGCCTCTATTTCCGGAATCATCTCATCGCAGGACGTCAATACGATTGTGTGGATGTCCGCGGCGCAGCTGTTGATCATCGGCACGCAGGGCGGTGAATTTGGATTGGGACCGATCACGACCACGAATCCTTTGGGGCCAGACAACGTTCACGTCATTCGGCAGAGTAAGCAGGGTTGCCGAAGCATTCGGCCTGAGCTCGTGGGTACGTCGCTGCTTTATGTGCAGCGGGCGGGTCGGCGACTCTTGGCGATGGATTACAACTTCTACATCGATCGCTACGACTCGACCAATCAGACGCGCCTCGCGTATCACATCACACAAGGCGGAATTACCGCGCTGGCATGGCAGGCGCAGCCATACGAAATCATGTGGGCAACCCGGGGCGATGGGATGCTCTTGGGCTACACCTTCGACCGTGAGGATAACGTCACAGGCTGGCACCGCCATCCGATCGGCGGCAGTGGCGTGGTCGAATCTGTTTCGGTAACTCCGGCGCCTGATGGCACGCGTGATGAGGTGTGGCTGATCGTCAAGCGCACGATTAACGGCAGCACTAAGCGCTATGTTGAGTACATCGAAAAGCCGTACGAACCCGGTGATACGCAATCGAGCTGTTTCTATGTCGACTGCGGCGCGACCTACAGCGGCGCTCCCGCGACGGTCATAAGCGGCCTTGGATATTTGGAAGGCATGACGGTTAGCATTCTAAAGGATGGCGGCGTACATCCGGATAAGGTTGTGACGAGCGGACAAATCACTCTTGAGCATGCCGGTAGCGTGGTGAATGTGGGCCTGCGGTGCACGGCGAAGCTCGTGACCATGCGCATTGAGGCAGGCGCTGATGTTGGAACCTCACAGGGTAAGAATAAGCGCGTTGCACAAGGCACTGTCAGACTGGTTGATTCAATGTTGACCACTGGCGGCAAGGTGGGCATGGAGAACGGCCAGCTCGACAACATCAGAGACAACAGCACCGATACGGCGGTAGGCGCAGCTCCTGTTATTTACTCGGGCGACACGCTTGTCGTATGGCCGGGTGAATATGAGAGCGACTGCCGTCTTCAGGTGCAAAACGACGATCCCGTACCCATGACTGTGGTTGGAATATTCCCGAACCTTGCTGGTTTTGAACCGACGTGAAGCTGATTGCGTTTCAGCCGGCTCATGTCATCGCCATGCGGCTGCAGGAACGTCAGCGCAATGAGATCTCCTGCCTCGAATACCTCACTGAGTTGCAGCACGCTGGACTCGCCCTAACCGCGCTTCAGGATGGCGAAACCATCGCCTGTGGCGGCATCGCTCGAACGGCGCTCCATGGCACGCTTTGGGGCTTCATTGCGCGGGATTCTAAGCGTCATTTCGTGGTGTTGGATCGCATCGTGCGGCGCATGTTGTCGTGTTGCGATTTGCAAAGGGTTGAGGCTACGGTTGATTCGAGTTTTGCCAATGGCTGCCGTTGGCTCGAATTACTTGAGTTCAAGCTGGAGACACCGGAGCCGATGCGCAACTACGGACCCCATGGAGAAGATCACTATCTCTACGCGCGGGTGCGATAGTGGCGGCTTTTATTCCACTGATCGCCGCGGGCGTAAGCGCCTTCGCTCAGCATAAGCAAGGCGAAGAAGCCGATCAGCAGGCGCAACAACAGGCGCAACTGGATCGCCTCGAAGGTCAAGCGGCCGAACAGCAAACCCTTACGCAAGAGAGCACGCAGCGCCGTACCGCGCGCGAGTTTTTAGGCAGGCAGTCTGCGACCTTGGCGCAGTCTGGTATTGGGGCCGGAACGACATCTGAAGGCGTCCAAACACAGTCGGCCATCAACGCCGAACTCGATGCGCTCAATATTCGCTATCGCGGTGCGCTCACTAAGTTCGGTTACGACTACAACGCACAGAGCACGGAACTAGAAGGTAAGGCGCAGAAGAAGAACGCCAATCTGGCCGCGGGCGCCACGCTCTTGAAAGGCGCGTCTAACTACTACACGCAGAACTATGCCTAACGCGGCGCAACCCGGCATGTATACCCCACAGGTAAACGCTCAAGAGGCGTTACCGCGTCGGGTTATGCCGCAGGCGGCCAACACCTCGACCGCGCCGGGATTGAAAGCGGTAGGCGATGCGCTAGGCGAAGCGAGTCAGCAGTACCTAGAGGCGCAGGGAGCGACCTATTCTGCTAAGACGCTCGCAGACGTTCAGCAATCTTGGCAGCAGAAGTTTCAGGACCATAAACAGAATGCAGGTGATGGTGCTGAGAATTTCACGCCCAATGTCCTAAAGGACTATGACGCCGACGTAGCGACGGCCCTCAAAGGCGCACCGTCCCCAATTGCGAAGAAGTTCTTAGGTGATCGGCTCACCGCATTTCGCAATCAACTCGCGACCCAGTCACTGAACTATGAGGCCGGAGAACGCACGGCTAACTCAATCGCAACGGCAAAGCAATCGATCGACGCCGCCGGCAATGAAGTGCTGACAAATCCCAATGTGTTTGGCGTGCGTCTAGCGGAACGTAAGGCGCTCATCGACGCCATGCCGCTCGATCCGGATACGAAGCGCAAGCTAAATGACTACGCGCAGTCATCGCTCGCCAAAACCGCTGTGATGGGCCAAATCGAGGCAGATCCTTATGCAACCTTGCTCCAGCTGACTTCGGCTGGTCCCTCAAAACCAGAAACCACAAAGTTATCCGATGACCAGGAGAGGGCTTACCGCTCGTGGCTCAGCCAGATCGGGATGACGCGAGAGAAAGGATTCAATCTTGATGAAAACTTCAGCGGTAATGATTACGACCTGCGCGGCTTCTTCAAGAAGTATGGAGCGGCAGATATTAATGTAGCCGGTGGGCAGCACTTCACGGATGAATTCAAGTTGCCAAATCACGCAACGTTCTCTGATCAGAGCATCTATGCGAAGGGTGCAAATGCTCGTTTTGCCGGTCATTGGGATGGAGATAAATACATTCCTTCTGATGCTGCAAAAGGCAATCTGGCAATACGTGCGCTCGATCCTGACACGCGTCTGCAGCTAATCAACCACTCGGACACCGTATTCCGCCAGCGGGTAGCGGATGCGGAAAGGCTACAGCGACTACAGGACAAGCAGGAAGCAGACAATCACGACAATCTCTTCAAGGATGGCGTGAAGCTGAGCGCGAACGGCCAGTTGACGCCGGCATGGATTGAGAAGAACCGCGACACCCTGACACCGCAGGAATACAAATATTTCTACGATCAGGTGGGAGGCGCGGGCGGTAAAGGTTCAACGGATGTCACGACCTATGCAGACCTGCGAGATAAGGCAATGGGTGGGCAGGACGTCAGGAGTGAAGCCAAAGAACAATTGACGCAAGGCCATCTCTCACTTCCAGACTACAACAAGATTCTTGAAGAGACCGAGAAGAACTACCCCTCGCAGGTGAAGTTAGGCGTTCAGTACCTAACGACACTCTCTGGCCACTCCGAACTCAACCCAAGTCCAGCGACCGCTCAGGTGAAGGCGGCAATGCTGGATGAGTTCAGCCAGTGGATGAATCAGCACAAAGACGCAACGCCTGACCAGATCCATAAGGCGTATGTGCAGATCGGAAACGATCATCAGCTCGCAAATAAAGCGGTGCAGGTGTTTCAGTTGCCGATTCCTAAGTATCTGGTCGGCAATCAGGCGAAGCCCAACCTTGAAGCGACAGAAACGGCTACGGTTAAAGCCTTCCGTGAAGGCAAGATCGATCGCGAAGAGTTTGATCGTCAAGCCGGTATTGTAAAGCGCTGGCGCGATCTCTTTGCAGCACCGCCAGCGGCCGAGGCGCCTAAGAAATGAGCGCGCCAGCAGATCAAGTCTCTACCGATCTCACGGGGCCATATCAGGCGTACCGCGACAAGCTTGCATCTACGGCGGCTGGTGATGAGCTTCTCTCGCGTATCAAAGTGCCTGAACCGGAAGCGCCAAAGCCTTCGTCTCCCGTTGCGCCTGGCGTTAATCCTATTGATAGCGCGGCGCCTGATCAATCAAAGCACTCGATGGCATACCGCGCCGTTGCGGATGTGGCAAAGGGTACGACCGAGATACCGCGCGCGATCATTAAGGGCTTTCGTGACTCGTACCAGAACGTCATCAACTTGGCTGACGACGTAGGCAACTACGCAACTGAAAAGCTCAACCTTCCTGGCCTCTCATGGAAAGATGGCGAGCTCAAAGTTGTACACGGTAAAGATGCAACGACCGATGCACTCGATGCGAAGGTTAATCTTCCGGACATCAACGCGCCGACGAGCGTCACCGGTGGGCTCGTCAAGAATGTCGCTCAGTTCTTGGCGTCGATGAAAGGCGTCGACAAGGCACTCAATCTGCCAAAGCTCGCCGGACCCGCTGGCTATACGATCTCGGCGCTCAAAGGCGCGCTTGCGAACTTCGCAGGATTCGATCCGCATCAAGGACGGCTCTCGGATCTGATTGAGAAGTTCCCGGCGTTACACAATCCAGTCACGGACTATCTGTCATCCAAACCCGACGACAGCAATGCCGAGGGCCGCTTTAAGAACGCATTGGAAGGTACTGGCCTCGGCGTGCTGACGGATGGCTTCTTCAAGGCGATCAAGCTCATGAAGAACGCTAATGCTGTGCGTAGTGCTGCAGAAGCAGAGCCAGAGCTCGCAACCGCGGCGGTGACGCAACCAGAACCGCCGCCCACTGCAATGGAGCGCATGGGGAATCCCGATGAGCACCCGAACGCGCCTTTTGTATCGACGGAACCCGTTACCGGACAGGGTACTGGACCTGATCTCAAGTTCCCTCTCAATCAGAAGCCACCGCTAAGCGCGGAAGGTCCTCAGATTTCTCCAGAGGATGTCACCAAAGGCTCGGACATTCCCGGCAAGACCTTCATCAACTTCAACCGTATCGAAGCACCCGAAGATATAGAACGCGCGATGCAGGAGCTTGCTGATCGCGGCAAGGAAGGGATTGACACAGCGCGGCGCGGCACGCAGACATTCGAGCAGATCAAGCTCAATGCTGCCCAACAAGACGCGTGGAGGGTACTTGAGAGTCGCCGTATTGGCGATCCTCTAAATGCAGAGCAATCAGTTGCTGCGCGTGAACTCTGGGCCACGAGCGCCGACAAGCTGCGGGAAGTCGCACAACTCGCCACACGGGCGCCTACGGAGGAAAACCTATTCGCCTTTCGCAAGATGTTGGCGACACACTACGCGATCCAGCAACAGGCGATCGGTGCGCGTACCGAGACTGCACGCGCATTGGCATCTTGGCGCATTCCGGTGGGAACGTCAGCAAGCAAGTTAGAAGACATCAACTGGCGCTTGCTAGAGATGGGTGGCGGCAAAGATAACGTGCAAGAGATGGCGCAGCGCGTGCTCGACCTCTCTGACGCTGGGATGGCAAACGAACTCGATAGCTTTGTCCAGAAGTCTGCCTATGCAAAAACACGTGATGCGGTAATCCAAGCGTGGACTGATGGACTGCTCACGAGTCCGGTCACGCAGGCCAAGATTCTCGCATCGAATGCATCAACGTCGCTCTGGCGCATGGGCGAGCGCGCCATTGCCGCTAAGATCTCAAGCGCACTCGGCACGGAAGGCGGTGTAGCGCCGGGTGAAGTTGCAGCGCAGTGGGCCGGACTTACGGGCGGTTGGCGCGATGCACTGGCGTATGCATGGAAGGCTGCAAAGACCGGAACCACCGGTGAAGGAATTGGTGAGCCTCACGAGGCATTCCCAAGCAATATTTCGTCTGAAGCGCTTGGGTTATCAGATCAAGGTTGGCTAGGTAAAGGTATCGATTATCTCTCTGCCGGCCTCTCGCTAGGTCGCCGCGGTATTGCGGCCCAACACGATGCCGCACTCACGCTCGCCTATCGCATGGAACTGCACGCGCAGGCCGTGCGACAGGCGACAGAAGAATTGAATGCCGGATTGCTTGCGAGTGAGGATTTTGGCTCGCGTGTCGCCGATATCCTTCAGAACCCGCCGCCACACATCAACATGGCGTCGATCGATCAGGCGAAGTACCAAGCGTTCTTGGATGAACCTGGAAAGATCGCCCAATGGTTATTGGATGGCCGGCAGAAGATTCCCGAGCTTCGCTTCATTCTGCCATTCATCAAGATCCCTGCACGCATCTTCAGCTACACGATGGAGCGCACACCGCTTGCGCCATTGATGTCGAGCTTCCGGGAGAACATCGCACAAGGCGGTCCGTCACGTGATCTTGCATTAGCACAGACGGGACTCGGCACGGCTATCATGCTGAGTGCCGCCGATCTCACTATGCAAGGTCGCATCAAAGGGCAAGGGCCTGCAGAGAAGGGATTGCAGCAGGCACAAGAGCGCGAGGGCGAAAAGAACTGGAGCGTGAAAGTCGGCAACCGCTGGTACGACTTAAACGGCGTCCATCCTATCGGCAAGCTGATTACGCTTGCGGCCTCGGCAACCGAAGCTATCACGAACGGTCAGCACGAGCTTAAGGACGATGCAGACACCGAGAAGATCGCCGTAGCGACCACACTTGCGATTGCAGCCAATCTCTCGAACTCAAGCTACACGCAAGGTCTAGCCAACTTCTTTGCGGTACTGCACGACAGCCGCACTGGCGGAACGGGCGAGTCTGCGTTGTTCTCAACCGCGGGCTCTGCGATTCCCTCGGTGGTTGGAACAGCCGATCGCGCAGCAGATCCCTATCAGCGCGCTGTGTATTCGATGCTGGATGAGTTCAAGAGCCGCATCCCTGGGCTTTCGAGCACATTACCGCCGCGCCGTGACCTGTGGGGCGATCCCGTGCCGTCACGTAACGAAGGCACAGGCGGGGTGATGGAATCTCTTTTCTCACCGGCGAAATCAATGAAGGCCAAAGAGTCACCGATCGATAACGAGATCTTGAAGCAAGGCTTCAATCTCACGCTGCCGTCACCGTCGCAGTCTTTCGGTAGTGGCGCGCGGATCGATCTCAAGAAATATCCGGAAGCCTATTCGCGCTTCCTAGAGCTTGCGGGGCATGAGTGGAAGTCACCCGCGTGGGGCGTAGGTGCGAAAGAACTCATGAACTCTATTGTCTCTGGCGAGCATCCCTTGTCGGCGGTGTATCAACTCAAGTCTGACGGTCCGGATGGCGGCAAGGAAATCATGATTCGCGATCTGATGAACCAGTACCGAGAAGGCGCTAAGCGTCAGTTGTTGGAAGAGTTCCCAAAGCTCGCACAAGAGGTGAGCGACAAACAGGAAGCGCGACAGGCGCTTAAGATGCCGGTGATGCAATGACCATTCAAAACACGGTTTCGCGAGTTGTGTATGCCGGTGCTAACACCACTGGGCCTTTTGCGATTCCCTTCCTGTTCTATGCCACCACAGATCTAACGCTACAGCAAACGTCATCGACTGGCGTCATTACGACACTCGTCTTGAACGTTGACTACACGCTTACCGGCACAGGAGTTGCGACCGGTGGAACTGCTACGACTACGGTCGCGGTCCCTGTCGGCGCGCAGCTTGCGATCTTCTTAAATCCACCGCTTACGCAGCTTAGCCAGTACGTGGATGGCCAGCCGTTCCCATCAGATACGATTCAGCAGGACTTCGACCGTAGCGTGCAGATCTCGCAGCGCCTACAAGCTCAGATCAACTTTGCAGTCCGTGCGCCTGATGCTGATAACAATCCGTCGATGGTGCTGCCTGCCGCTGTTGTGCGGGCTGGGCAGTATTTGGCCTTTGATGGCGCTGGCAATGTTGTTTCTTCCGTTGGTACCGGAAACGACACGGCGCTGCGTTCTGATCTCGCCAACACAACGACGGCAGGTAAGGGCAATGAACTGATCTCAATTCGACGCACCGCCGCCGAGATCGCCGAGGGCGTCACGCCGGTTAATTATTTCTATCCAGATGGTCATCTATGGCGCTTCATGACATCTGCGCAAATTACCGATGTTCAGACAAATGCCTTTACTTTGGACTGCACGACTGCCATTCAGAATTGGCTGAAGTGCGCACCTAAATTTGGCGGTACAAATGGCTTGGGCGAGTTGTATGCGCCACCCGGTCGATACAAAGTCACGGGCGCGCTCACTATCTATACGACGATGAAGTTGCGCTGTGATGGCGTGTTGTTTGATTTCTCCACGGCTGCCGCGAATATAACGGCCGTTACGTTGACCGGCGTGAACGGCGGAATTTTCTCTGATCCATTCATGGGCGAGCCGTTGGGTGGCCTGAATCTTACCGGTCCAGGTAATGCTACGGCGTCTATAGCTCTCAAGATTGAGAACACTGCCGGCACAGGCTTCCCATCTAAGTTTGAGTTCCGCCCGGGTCAAGTTACTTTGTTCGGCGTTGGGCTACAGCCGGGTAACAACTCGTGGTCCTTCACCTGCAACAAAGGCTGGTTCTTCTCGAACGGCATTAATGCCTATTTCCCATCTGGGCTCACGAACGCTGCCGAGCAAGTTGAGTTTCGTGGCACGAGCTTAAGTAGTTCGGTGACCTGCTCGCTGAGGTCATACGGAAATTCGCTCGATATTCGCTTCTTTGGCGGGTCAATGGACTATGACGCCTCGACGGCTATCGATATCTCTGGCGATACAATTGTTACGTGCTTTGGAACTCACTTTGAGAATTCTGGGGACAAGTACTTCGTACGCAACGTTCCGGCATCCGGGAATCCTCAGTTCAATGCATGGGGCTGCACCTGGACGCAAGGCTCTGGCTCGGCAACGGTTCCGCTAATCGATGCGACACAAGTGCATTGCGTCGTTGACGGTGGTTGGTATAGAGGTGGCGGCACTCAAGCAACATTTATTAAATCAACCGGCGCATATGACCTTAAAGTCGGCCCTATTCCCGTTGTGAGTGGGACCATCACAGCAATGACCAACATTGCTGGTGGTACTGGCAACAAACAGATTTGGACAGGCGGTTCTAGTGGTAATCACTATTTCGGTAAAGCAGTGCAGATTGCCAATGCAGTTGCCGAGCAGTGGCTAGAGAGTGGCGGTACTGCAAGAGATTTACTCAAGCTCAATAGTTCAAATAATTTTGAGATCGGTAATTCCAACAACGGCCTGTTGCTGAATCTTAAGCAGGTTGTCACTAACTACTATGGTTTTGTCGTGAACGGTCTTGGCACAAACTTCGGTATTTACTTTCGCACCGCTGCAGGTGCGCCGCCTGGCACTGAGGTAGGCATCGAGCAAGGGTCATTGCTGCTCAATCAGGCAGACAAGAAGCTCTATGTAAACACGGGTACGAGTGCATCAGCGACGTGGACTGCGCAGGCATGAGCGAAACGGATAAACCTGAACTATTGCGCATTGCCAAGGACGACTACGAGTTTCGCGTCCAGGTTCTGACGAGCCAAGCGCGTCTCGAGCAGTTGATCGAATCGCACATGGA